AAGCTTTCAGGTGGTGCGCGCGAACGCAAATTACAACGTTTGGTATATTCTGATGGGAGTTGTAATTTGGTCGTCTTGCAGTATTTGGACAGCAGTTCTAGTTCTGCGAAAGTAAATTCGTTGTTTATGGAGATATCGGCATATGTTTGCGCGCAAACGTCTATCTTTTGGACATTACGTTCGAAGTTGACAAATGCTTCATGGGCTCCATAACTTTCGTTCACCAGATGTATATTAATACGATGTTTGCTGGATGCTGTCTGTAGAAAACTGGCTACGTCTTCATAATACGGTATGTTCTTATAAAGTACTGAATACATATCACCTAATGACCGGTAATAATGTGCGAGCCATCCATGACGAATGACATCAGCGTTGATAACCACCTGCAATGAGGTTAACAACTTACGTAGTGATTGGACATAATAATAATCACCATTAGCGAGGCGGATAAAATGTCCAGAGCAGAATTCTGTTTTGAGAGGATCTTGTCTCACAACCAATTTAGCGTCAAAACCGAAGTTACTGTAATAGTTTATTGGGATCTTACCTATTGGCATACGACCGTATGAGTCGTCACCTTTAAGCACGAAACCGTTAAAATCACAGCACATGCCGTTCATCTGGCATAAGTGTTTATGAGGACAGAAATTCATTATTTTGAAGTACATTGTTGCAATGTAGTTCAAAATTCCATTTCCTAAGCCCGTATCCATATCACCGGAACCTCGGCAACACATGAATAAAAATTCAATCATATTGAGTGCACTACCTCGCTTGATCATTTTGGTAGCAAATAGTGTTCGCAGCTGCGTAACATCTTTTGCTCCTACGACCTTGGAGTAGACTAAATACTCTAAATATAACATGAATTTTCTTTGTGTTGCCTCGAATTTAGACATATCATTTTCAAACATCCATGCGCCTAAAAGTTTCTTGAACTTGGCGCCGCAAGCTGCGTAATCGCATGCATTTGCTACTTGGTCGAGTTTGAAAAATGAGTCTTCAAGTCGTGATATAAATCGGGCATAGAAAATATTGAATCTTGGATCACGTCCCATAATCATACGGGGCGCTTTGCTATCATCATAATACTTTTCGTTTTTGACGAAGGCTTTGATTTTGGATACCTTCTTTAAATTGGCTGGACCATCTTTCAAGAGCTGATTGTAGGCCTTGAGGTAACGTCGTCTTGTAGCACCGGGCTTAGCGCGAATAAATTCCTGAAGGGAAAATTCGCTGTGGTAATGAATGTTCATTTCCTTTGCTAAGTGGTCTACGATCCTAAGTACGAGTTCCATGTTGATGTTGTGTGGTGTTGGAGTCTCCTTGAGATATCTTGCCTGAAAACTAGCTTCAACATTATGGTGACAATTAGACATCACTATAACAGGCTGCGGGTCAATGAGAGGAAAACCGCTGTCAAAGCTGTGGCCCATAACCCTTAAGGCCGGATCTCTGCTACATTCGTGTCGCTGCTCCACTGTTTTGTCGTGGGCTCGATGTAATGTAACGAGTCGGGCGTGTTTCCAGTGAGCTCGCGTTGTTGTCTGCGATACTCCTCCACCGCAGCACGTCCTGAGAACGGGGGTGGGGCAGAATAATCCTGTTGTTTTTCGCTCGCTAAAATAGCGAATAGAATTATCACTGCGGCAACTGAAAGGGTTAAGTACAGAAAGAGTTTGGCAAACCAGGCTAAACCAAAACCCTTCTTCCTGTAACTGGGATT